AACAGTCTTTTTGGTGGAGCGCCAGGCGTCGAGAAGGTTTCGCAATTCCTTCATATCCTCGCCCGCGTTTTCGTCATGCAAGCCAACAGACTGCAATGCTTCACGCGCGCCCTGTTTGGCAGCGCGCGCAATCATCTGTTCGATAACCTCTGGAGACATGGCGCGACGCTCTTCAGCCATGGGTTAGCCCTCGGCTTTTTTCTTCGCCTTCGGTTGGCCGGGCATTTCTGCCCAGCCTTCCCGAATTGCCACCGCCGCTAATTCGCCGTGAACGGTATCGCCCACGGCAAATTCGCGCCCATACACTTCGCCGTCCGGCGCCCCGATAAAAGGCGCCGTGACGGTTGCCACAACCTCCGACATTAGGTGGTAGCAATCTTCAGCAGCTTGATCGCCTGCGAGTTGCGGATACGCCCGCCAACACGCCTGCGGATGTAGAACTGCACAAAGCCGGGCAGAGTGATTTCGTCACGCGTCATACGCATCCCGACGCGATCCGCAATCAAATAGCCTTCACGGAAATCACCAAAGGCAATCGGAAACACGTTTGCCGCAACCGCCGGCATATCTTCGGCCTCAGTGATCGGATAGCCGAGGAAGGTTTCAGCCTGGCCCATGGAAAGCGAAGGCTGCCACAGATACTGTCCCGTGCCGGAACCTTCACGATATTTGCGAAGGGCGGAAAGAACCAGCTTCGAGGTGACAAACCGCGCATTAGAGCGATAGCGGGCGCGCAACGAATAGACCAGATCATAGAAGATGTCCGGGCTGGTTGGCATCGCCGCCGCCTGGCCAGAAGCGACATACTGCAACGTGCCGAAGGCGCGCGATGCGTCAGCAGTCGTTACAGGCGTCGGACCGGCAAGGAAGCCGGTCGGGCGATTGGTGCCGTTGCCAGAGACAAAGGCCAAGCCTTCGCCCTGCGCCATGGCTTCAGCCGCGCTGGTGACAAGCCAGTTTTCGACGTCAAAGAAAAGATCATCAAGGCTTTCTTCCGAGGCGCGCGGGCGGGCAGAAGCCATGCCAAAAGTCGGCGCCACTTCAGCCAAGTCAGGCGTATTGGTTTGGCTGCGAGTGCCAGCTTCGCCAACCCATTCAAAAGCCGAACCGTTCACGTCGAACAGTTCCTTGTAATCCGGGCTGCCAACCGCGCGAACGGTGGCAATCTGACGGATCGGGGAAATGTCCACAGACAAACGCGCAATCGTGCGCTCAATCACTTCGGGCAGCGCAAAGCCGCCGGCGGAACCGGTCGAGGTCACAGTCTGAACGGCGCGGGTTTCAAAGCCGTCATCACTCATGCTGCGATTTTGCAGCGCCTTCGCCGTTTCGCGCATCCGCATTTCGGCGCGCGGATCGCGCGGGTTACGCACCCAACCGAGAAACGCATTGCGATAAGCAAGCGCCTCGGCAGTGTCAGCACCAGCGCCAGCCTCGCCAGCGCCACCCGGACGCGCGGCGCGGGTTTCAGCCTGTTCGATGCGCTTTTTGATTTCCGCTTGGGCATCAAGCACCGCATCAATGCGCGACAGCTTTTCATCCAGGAGCGGATCAGCAGCGCCGCGCTTGGCAATTTCGGCAAGGCGCGCATCATTGGCGGACTTGTATTCTTCAAAAGCGGCGCCGATTTTTTCAATGGCGCCAGTCAGGGCCTCAGACATGAGGGGTTCCTTTCAGGATCAAGATTGCAGGGAACGCAACAGCCTATCGGCTGCCTTGTTTGCGCGCTCGGTTGCGATCTCGGCCTCTCGCCGTTCAGCACCCATTCGCATCAGGCGAGACACAAGCGCCGTCGCCTGAGACTTCGACACGTCCGGGGCTACATCACGCAACCACCGCTCCGCGTCGGAAGGTTTAAGAATTTCATCAATTGCAGCGGCCTTCACGCGCGTCACGCGCGCGGACTTGGCAGCGGGAAAAGTCACAAGTGACACTTCCCAAAGATCAACCGCCCGCACCGTGCGGATGTCGGTCTTGGGGTCGTATTCATCATCTTTGGTGACAAAGCCGATGGACAGGCCGGAAATGGCGCCAGCCTTCACAAGCGCGAAAGCCTCCCGCGCTTGCGCCACGTCCATCGCCAAGCGGCCCTTCACGCGAAGGCCGCGCTGATCCTCGTCCATGCTTTCCCAAACACCAATCGGCATATCCTGCCGGTGTTGCCAAAGCATGGCCGGCATAGTGCCCGCCGCGCGATGCTCGGCAAGGCTGGCCGCAAAAGCGCCCGGCACAACGACATCGCCATAAGCGTCTTCTTGCCCAAAGACAGAACCAAAGCCTTCGATAACGCCCTCTTCACCTGCCGCGCGAAGGGCAAGCGCAAAGTCGCGCGTTTCCCGCCGCGCGCCCTGTTCGCGGTTGTCAATCATTCCATTTTCCTTCGCTTAAACCGCCGGTGCTTCCGGCTCGGGCGCAGCGGGAGCGCCATTCATGTTCGCAGGCGTCAAAGGTTCGTCCAAGCCGGGCAGCGGGTCCTTGCCTTCCTCATCGCGCAATTCATTTCGGGTATAAATGCCAAGTTCCGCCATGGCGCGCGCCCATACCGCGCGATCCGCCATGCTGCCCGCCGTCAGATAGCGCGTGTCAAACTCGCACCACAAAGGCCCGGAGCCATCCAGCAGAAATTCATCCAGGCGCTGCAACCAAAGCTGGTGCCATGGCGCCAGCGTGTGTTTGAGATGCGCCGCAAAGAACGCCTCAGAGCTGGCAAAGGTCGCGCTCTTGTCTGAATGCCCGACCATGATCGGAAACACGCCAAAGGCGCGGCAGATTTCCTCAATCTGCAAGCGCCGCGTCTCGACATGCTGCGCGTCTACGCCAGTCATCGCCATCGGCATGTATTTCATGGCGTTATCAAGAATAGCCGTGCCGCTGCGCTTGTCCGCCGTAAAACGCTGCCAGGATGCGCGAAGGCGCTCCATAGCGGCAGTGTCTAGCTTCGCCTCAGTCGTCAGGATACCAGCCGGACGCCCGCCGTTTTCGTGCAGCTTGGCCTGCGATTGTTCAGCCGCCATGGACAGGCCAATGGCCGAAGCCGCAAGCCGCACCGCATTCAGGCCGCGCCAGAAATCCCACTGCCAATTCGGCAGGTGAAACACATCATCCGGCCCAAGCTCGCCAATAAAGCCAAATTCATCATGAATGCGATACCGCACCTGATAGCGCGCCGTGCGGTCTATCTGATAATTGCCAGGCCGCACCGGGATCAGTTCTCGCACGCGATTGCCGGACATGACTTTCACTGCCAAGGCATCGCCGGTAAGCGCCGCGTGAAGCGTCATCGTGCGGCGAAACTCAAAGCTTGTCTGCCACTCATTGGGCCGGCGCGAAAGCATCCGAAACTCGGGGATATTGCGCGCAAGCTGGCGCCGCCGGTCAGCATCTTCTCGAAACACATACAGGGCAGGCGTCGCGCATCCGTCCGCAATGACCTTCACACACGCTAGCACCGTCGCCACCTGCAAGGCAGTCTGTGGCGTCACTGCAAGCCCGGCAACCGTCGCGCCATAGGCTTCATCTATGCGCGCCATCACCTCTTCGAAGGGGCGCGGCGCAGATCGAAAGGAAAGCGCACCTCGAAGGCGCGTGATCAAGTTCATTTCACAGGACCACCATCTCCGAGGTTTCAAGATAGGAATGCGCTTCAGCCTGCGCCGTAGCGGCCCCTACTGCCATCGCCAGCGCGACAAGCGCATCAATGCGGTTAACAGCCTTCCGCTTGGAAAACCAGAAATTGCCAAACGGATCATTTTCCGTTGTGGCGCTCATCATAGCGGAAATCAGCACCGGCGACCGCCGCAGCCTGATCCGCTTTTCAAGAATAAGTTGCTCCAGGATCAGCTTGGAGCCGGGCATCCATAGCCCTTGCGCGCCCTTTTTCTTGCCGCCTTGGGGATGCTCCACAATGGGAAGCGTCACGCCAAGGCTATCAAGCTCCGGCTCAAAGTGCCGCTTGAAGCCGTAGCTGTCATACGCAACCGCCGCGATTTCATAGAGCCCGACCAATTCAGCCAACCGCGCCGCAACAAAATCAAAGCGCACCATCCGGCCAGGCGCGGCATTCAGAAAGCCGTCCTTAACCCAAAGGTCATAGGGCACGTTATCCCGCAACGCGCGCTCGGCCAGCGTATCGCCAGGCGTCCAAGCTTCTACCCAAGCGTCAAAAGTCGGCAAGCGCGCCGTGGTGCCATCCTCGCCCGGCATGTCCACAAAGCCGGTCGGCACAACAAAGGCCAGCGCGGTCAAGTCTTGCGTGGCGGAAAGGTCCAGACCGCAGAAAACCCGCTCGCCGGTATGTTCGGTTTCCGGCTCAAACTCACTCAGGACCGCTTCAAGCGCCGGGCGCGACATCCAGGCGGTATCGCTTTCCGTCCAAACACAACCGTGAAGGCGAAGCACATTATTGAGCTTGCCCGGTATCGCCTTTGCCTGTGCGACTGCCCGCCGAAGCTCTTCGACCGGCATGGTGACGCCCAGCATTGGGTTTGCTTTTACCCAACAGTTTTCATCTTCGAGAAAGTTGTCTGTTTTATCTATCGCACAAACGTAAGAGAAGGCGGTGTCATCAATTGCCTCGCCAACATAAGTAAATTCGTCATCCAGATTCATAGTTCCAGCCGCTACCCGCGCGGCGTGCTGGTGTTCCTGCCAGCAGACCGATTGGCGGTCAGAACCGCTATTTGTGATCATGATCAACAACGGCTGGCGGCGGCTTTTAAAGCCCCGCTCCATCATCTCCACCATGTGGCCGCTGCGATGTTCGTGCAACTCATCCAAAAGCGCGCATGAAGGCATCGGCCCTGAGTGCGCTTCTTCCGTTGAAATTGGACGGAAGAAACTTCCAGTCTTGATATCAGCGAGGTTCCAAACTGGATTACCGCCCGAAGGTGTAAGCCGCCCGAAAAGAGCGGGAGACTGTCGCCACATATTGATGGCAGCCCGGAAAACCACCATTGCCTGTGACTTCATTGAGGCGCCCGCGTAAATTTCCGCCTGCGCCTCTCCGTCAGCCAAAAGACAATACATTCCGATTCCAGCCGCTAGCGGGGATTTCCCCTGCCCTTTAGCCTGCTCAATGTAAGCTCGCCTAAACCGTCGCGCGCCGTCAGCGCCCTTCCAGCCGAACAAACTGCCAATAATGAAAGCCTGTGATGGGTGAAGGCGAAACGGCGCACCCTCAAATTTACCCTGGGCAAGGCGCAGCACATCAGGAAAGAAATTAAGCGCCCGCTGGGCTGAAGCTTTATCGAACGTCAAGCCACGCTGCGCGCCGATCCGCAAATCATCCATATGGCGGCGACAAGCGTTTCGCACATGAGGCCCAGCAATAATGCGCCCTTCCAAAACATCGGCAGCATATTGCGTTGTCGGGTCGCTATCAGGTGGAGTGAGCGGCCTTTTCTGTGCCAAACCAGGGAACCTTGCCTTGCCAGCGAGTTCGCACAATTCGTAAATCGTCCCGCTCGGCATTTTCCGCCAAACACCAGCCGCCCGATGCAAGGGCGCGCCCACAAACAAGAGCAGAAACTTTTTTGGCCGTAAGATAGCCTAGACAACGCATCGCTTTTTGCGTCGCTAAAACAGACACCCCGGTTGGAGTGTGATAAAAATGATGCTTCTCCGGGTTCCGCATAAAGCCGCGAAGCTTTTTACCCGCCTCCGACAAGCGGCTTAATTTGGTTTTCTTACGATCTTCCGCACTAATGGGGCTTGTCGCCCATCCGCGCAGCATTTCGCGGCGCCCTGATATTAAAAGATTAACCTCATTCGAAGGCACCCCTGAAAATGCAGAGAATGCAATTCTCGTTCCGGTAAAGGCGCGCCCGTCATAGTGATAAAAATTGTGCGGGCGGCGGTCCGCACGCGGCGCAGCCTCCCCAACAGCTAAAGCTACCCAAGAGCGGCGCGCCATACCGTAAGCGCGGCGGGCACGCAAAACACAGGCGATACGGCCATTTGCATTGTAAAAGTCGGCCATGACCACGCACGCGGCCCAAAGGTCAGCAGTTTTGTGGGCTTTAGCCAAAAGAAGATGGGCAAAAAAATGATCATCCGGTCGAAGCCGAATAAGATTTCCCGGCTCATCACCACCACCCATACATCGCGGCAGGATGTGATGAACTTCAACATATTCTTTTGCCGCCGGCGGATTCGCCCGCCTACTCGCAATGAAAGCAGCGTAAATTCGGCTATAATTCATGATGCCTTATACCACAAACGCTTGCTCAAGCAAAATATTTTACCGATGGGTCTTCTTTTTCGGCGCCTTCGCCGTCATGCGCTTTCACCTTGCTACGCGCCGCCGGTGTCTGGCCAAATTCCACAAGCCAAGCCTTCAGCCTGCGATCTGCGTCCATCAATGCCGAATAAGCCGGGCGCATGCGTTCCATTTCGCCGCCGGCCTTGGTCTCAACCACCTGAAACCGGCCATGCTCGGCAATGTCTTGGCGCAGGGCCACAATCTCGGCATAGGTCTCGGCAACCTGCTCCAGCGCCGCCGCGTCCGCCTCAGTCAGCACGCCCGACCGGTCAAGGATGGCAGCAAACCGTCCCCAGGCTACGCGCGCATCCGGCGAAAGATGCTCAGGCGGGCTCGGAATGACGCGGGCAGGCCTCGGTTCGGCATCGTTCAGCCGCCGCTTTCCGGGATTGCCGGCGATCAGCTTGAGATGCGTCGGCTTTGGCCTTCTGCCGGCCATGTCACTTTTACCTTCCATTTTGCGGCGCTGTGCGCGGAGG